CAGTTTATTGGATTTGCCAAAATTTCACTCCAACTGATTTATTTTTAACAACCAAACCTTCTCTCCCTGCAAATATTATCTTAGTGTCACTGATTACCACCCCTAACACCTCAAGGTCATCCCCTACATGCGTATCTACAACACATAATGCGACATCCCCCATTTGTGTATGGTTAGAATCAGTCTCACAGAAATGGTACTCAGTTGCTATTTTATCCATCATCTCAGCAACGCCACCCCCCGCATATGACTTTATCTTCCTGAACTCCCCTGCCTGGGTTGAATATTTTCCTCTGAAGAATCCAGCACACTCGACCCCTGTTATTGTCTTGATAGCATCTGCAACAAACATACAGCAATCATGCCTCCCCCAGATAAGAGGGGCGTGCCTACGAGTGTCAATGAATGTGGTAAAGCGGTGTTCCCACCGATCATCTGTCAGAGTTACTCTCCCTACCCCATGTGATGTCTTTCTCGACCTCAGATGTAAACTCAAAACCTAAATCACCGGGGAAGAACACCTGTTGAGCTTGATGATTGGTATGACGGCCTGTAATCCTTGTGAAATCTATCCATGCATTCGCTGCACTTAACGACACTGTAGCTGTGCCTTTTCGAGGGTCTTCCGATATTTGAGGGGAGTCTATCCGACCATCGAATATAACAACAGGGTCATCAATGATATTTCCTGCATTGTCTATCAATGCTAAATACACATCTATTTTTCTGTCAATATAATTTCTACCCAGTAAATAGCTTATCCATGTCGGGCCTACTCCATCAAGGGTAATCTTCATCTTGCTAATAACTATTTCGGCCTCTTCTTTTATTTTTGCGACCTTTAACAACCCCCCTAATGCGTTGTATGTAAACCCATCTCTAACAAGGTCATGCCCACAATCAGTCATTGCGACAGTCCCCTCATCAAAATATACTCTCACAAGATGGACAGGTCTATTTTGCCCTTTCGACAACTCAGTAAGAAATGCTGTGGTAGCTCCTCTCCCCATTACAACGCCTCCCCGTTTGTCTCGATCTTCACATCGTTCCTATCTTTCTCCAACGCGACCAGAAAAGGCACATCCGAGTAGGTCACTGTAGTGGTAGTACTCACATCACTATGTAAAGGGGGGAATACAGATAACGAAGTTGACCCGTCACTCGTCAACATATAGACTTTATCGTGATTGGAAAACTTAATGAAATCACCTGTTAAAAGGCCACCCCCATTACTGCCTGATACGGCTACAGTGCTACTACCTCTTGTTGAGGCGGTACTCACCGTTAATGTGCCACTTTCAGTTGCGCTGCGGGTTGACCCGTAAATCGGGGGGATATAAGTGAATGACTCATACCTCCCTGCTTGAGATTGAACAAACGCCCAAATAGGGGCAAAAGCATCCCGCTCTAATCTAGGGAAGATCGCCTCAATACTCCATTGATGCACATTCCCCCTAGACCGAACCTGACGTTTCATTGAGTGGGTAACTGACACGAAGGTTGGGGATTCTCCCCTAATCTTAATCTGTTTAGCTTTAGTTGTGTTAGGAAACGCACCACTCATATGACAACCTCTTCACCTTGGGTATTAAACGCATCCCGTATTATATCAACAATCACATCACTATTTTTAGCCATACCTTCCTGGAAAGACTCGCTGTCCATTGCGGTCACGTTAAATTCTATATTAGCTACCTGTGTTGCCGCTGCCAAAGGCTGGGCTTGTTGTTGAGTCGCGCCTCCCCTCGATTGACCAAACGCCACATCATTAGGGATTATATCCCCTGCCGATTTAGGTATAAATAACTCTGGGCCTTTTTCACCGATGATTATAGGATCACCCGCTTTAAATGATCCCCCTTCAGCAGCGAAAGCTAATGCTTTACTTACAGCATGTGTGAACAGTATCCCTGACGCAGCGGGTACAGCGCTGCGGCAGGGGCGGCTGCTGCCCCTAATGCGACCATCTCCGCACCGATAACCCCTGCGGTTGTGGTGGCTGCTGTTGTAGCTGCTGTAGCTTTGGCAGCAGAAGCTGCTATTTCTGCTGCCGTTTCTATTTTAATACTTAATAGCTTTTTACCGAGCAGGAAAGCTTCCTGAAGCCCTACCTTAATTAACATGGTTAACACTGTCGATGCGATAGTTTTGGCTAAATTCTGCATTGAATCACTGAAACTTGTCCCGAATAAAATAGCACTGGACGCGGCTTCTGCAAGACCGTTAATTAATACCCCATCAGGGCCGAATATTTCAGCTAAAGTCTGGCCTATCTCTTGCCATATAGGTAGAACTCCCTCTGCCATTTCCATCCAAGTTGCCCCGAAACTCAAGGATAATTCATTCATCCCCTCAAGGTCTTCCTTCAAAAGAGCCAACCCCTCCTGCATTTCAGTCAACTTTTCTACTTCTTCGGGACTCATAACAGCTAACATCCCCCCTTCGGTAGGAGTCCCCGTTGTGTTAACCGTCTCTTCATCAAAATCTTTCTGTAACTTCGCAGCCGCTTCTCTCGCAGCCGTAAACGCATTTATTAAATCAGCCCCTCGTTCCGTGGAAAATAACTCAGTCACCTGTGCGTTTACTTTATCTAATTTAAACAGATAGTTATCTAAATCAAGGATGTCTTCCTCGTCTATGACAGCCGCTGAGGAGGATTTTGTTTGAGCCACATCACCACTAAGTGTTGCATATAGAGCTTTATACTCCTTCAGCTTGTCGACAAGTTCCTGCAACCGAATTTTAGCACCCTCATATCCTGCTGCTAGTCTTCTTCCTTTCCTGCTAGTCGATCCCTTCAAACCTCCATCAATTAGAGCTTGTAGCTTTGCGATACTGGCTGTTGTCTCGTCAATCCTTTCCTTCTGAGCAGCAAGGTTACTGTCGTCCCACAATTTATTGCCTGTTTTAGTTTCCGTAAGCGAAATAAGAGCTTCCCTAAGTGCCGTAACCGCCCTCACTGCCGTTTTAAATACTACCCCAAAAGGCAACAGAGAGACCGCGATATCCCTAAATACCGTAGCTACTCTCTCCCCATTGTCCAGAATCCATGTAAACCCATCAATCAATGCACTGAACGCATCTCTGACCCCTTTAATTGTGGCAGGGTCTTTCAATATAGAGGTCAATTTAGTAACCGCTTTGGTAGCGGCATCCATAAATTTCTTATCGCCAACAGCAAGTTGAAATTCCAGCCATGCACTCGACATGTTATTGAACGCGCCTCTGAATTGTGTAGAGGCTTTAATCGCTGCTTCACCAAACTTTTCTTTCAATGCCGTTGCGAACTTCGGTAAAAAATCGTCTGACATTATCCGACCAGCAGCGAGTGCTTTCTGGAATTCACGGGTGGTCATCCCCATAGCTTTAGCTGCTATGGACATCGAACCTGGAAGGTGTTCACCCATTTGTTGCTTCAATTCTTCAGCACTGACAGTCCCTTTAGACATCATTTGCTCAAGGGCCATGAAAACACGCGATGATTTCTCTGAACTTAACCCAATCGCGCCTATTGCAGTTGACACCCCTTCAAACACTGAGCTTGTATCCCGTTGGGAAAGCCCTGCCGCCCTTGCTGAGATAGAAAACTTACGGTAGGAGTCTGCGGTAGTACCTAAATCAAGTCCCAATTTACGGGATAATTTGGTTACTTTCTTAAACTCTTTCGCCCCCGCTTTACTGCTCCCTGTAGCGACCAACATTGAGTTATTGAAACTATTCATCTCTGTTCTTGCGGACAAAACAGATTTAGCGAAGAGGGCTGCTGAAGCAGCCATTCCCGCCATTCCAGCTACGGGCATTAATCCTAATGCCGAGTTCATTTGAACTATATTAGTCTTTATCCGCTGATACGTCCCCAATAGCCCTTTAACTTTCCTGCGATGGTTAGCAACGCGCTTGTTAGCACTTGCCCATGCTGCTCCAGTTTTATCTGAACCCGTTAAATTAATTACTACCGTAGTGGGATTAGCCATCTTTCCTGTCTCGTTTTATTTCAAAATACGCTACCCATCCATGTACCTCTGACAACGGTAAGTCCATTATTTCACCGACTGTTTTTTGAAGAACTTCAGCCAGTGAATACTGTACCCACAAATCATTATCAGACTCTAGGATTTTTTTGGCGTTATTTCAACCATTTCCTCTTCGTCATCAAGAAGAACATCTAAGGTATTCATTTCTGTGGCGATCCTCTGAACTACATCAGGATCAACCCTTGTCATCAATTCTTTGCGATGAATTGGCTTAAACATCAGTTTACCGTTGTCGTCCCTAGCTCTTGTTAAGATACTTTCGACATACGCTTCCATTATATGCCCGTCATTGACATGTTTGATAATGGCATCGCGTTGTTTACCATTCATAGGGCGATAGTGAATATCCGTCCCCCACTCAGGTACAGTTAAAACTGATACGTTGTTTTGAATTTGTTGTCTAAAATGTTGTGTGGCTTTTGCCAACACCATATCGCCATCGCTCATATTATTCTCCGAGTAAAATTGCCGAGTAAAAACTTATGTCACACCACCTCGGCATGGCTATTCAGGTTAGCCCCTAGACATAAGTTACTGGTTTAAGACCAAGGATCGCTGGTTAATGCTCCTGTGCCTTGAAATGTAACGGAAACTTTAATCATTTCACCCATTGTCGCTGATGATGATAATGCAGTTACAATTGCATTACCTTTATACGCAGATGTTGTGGAATCAAAAAAGAAATCAACAGCGGTTAAACTGCTACCGTTGTCTAACAATGCTTGTCCTGCATCGCTGTCGCTCAATATCGCTTCACATGAACCTGTCCACGAAACCAATCCTGCAACAAATGTTTTTGATGTGTCACCCATTGAGGTGTCTTCAATAACGTCTGTTGTTTGTTCAACAGACCATGTGGTGATTTCACCGATTGTGGTAACTCCCACTTTCATGATGCCCGAATCGCCTTTATATGTAGCCATTTTTTACTCTCCTTTCGTGAGTTTAGATTTAGGCTTTGGCGTGGCTGGACTATCCTCTGCCTGTGGTATTTTCCATCCCGCAGCTAATTTGCGCGTGACGGAGGATTCATGTACATCTATTCTAATTCCTGCTGGCGTGAGTAAAATCACAATGCTACCTCTGGAGTGTTTTCAAAAAACTGATAATTAATCGTCCAGGTTAACGTGACATACCCGGCTGGTGTATCACTGTCCTGCGCGAAATCTATTGTTGTGGAGTCTAGTTGCGACTCCATCGCTAAATTATTGATGGTTCGATCACTTGCCATCTTCACTT